ACATGATGCTTACTATTGCGAGTCTTGCGATGTATGGCTAGAAAAGGCTTGTAATGATCCTGAATGTGATTACTGCCACGAACGTCCAGAAAAACCAAGTATGCTAAAGGAAAATAAATGATTACATTATATACAAAAGATAACTGCCCATATTGCGATGGTGCAAAGCAATTGCTTAAAAGTTGGAATGAAGACTACGAAGAAATTGACATCAATGAAGATGGTGTTCGTGATTGGTTGGTAAATGAAGGTCACAAAACTGTTCCACAAATTTATTATAATAGCAAACTTTTGATAGAGGGTGGTTACACAGGTCTAAGTAAACTATCATACAACGAATTACAGGAAAGAAAGAATGTTAATCAACAAGACTGATAAGAATACCGTATACACATTTAAAACTGTTACTGGTGAAGAAATCATTAGTCGTGTAAGTGATAGCGATGCTACTACATATACTCTACTAAAACCATTAGTTATGATTTCTACACCAAATGGTGGATTTGGATTGGCACCAGCCATTTTTAGTGTTAATCCTACTGATCCTGTAATGTTAAATAAAAGAGCAGTTGCGCTTTTTGGTAAAACAGAAAGTGACATCGCCACTCAGTATCTTGCTAAAACAACAGGACTGACTTTGGCAACTGCCTAAAGGAGAGTCAATGCCAATTCCAACAAAAGTAGGAAATTTTAATACAGGCGGCGGTGTTAATTTTATGGGCGATTTGACTGTTTTAATTAATGGTAGACCCGCCGCACGTATTGGTGATATGTATACAAGTCATCCTGGCTTTGGACCAATTCCTCACCCACCAAATCCTATTATTACTGGTTCTCCAAGTATTTTGGTAGGCGGTAGACCACTTGGATATCTTGGTGTATTTGAAGCATTACGACATAATGCTATTCCTCATGAAAGCGATGTGCTGATAGGTCCGTTTTAATGGCATTAGGAAATTACACTAGCGGCACTGGTACAATTACATCTTTTACTGGCAATGCCAATGTTTTTGGTAGTGGAACTACTTTTTTAACGCAATTAAAACCTGGTAGTGTTATTGGTAATGCAACCAGTGTGTTTGTTGGTTATGTAAGTTATGTGTTTAGTAATACAAGTTTACTTTTAAGCACAAATGCTAATTTAGCTCTTAATAGCAGCAGTTTTAATTATCGTCCAGTAGTTGCAAATAATTTTACATATACATATTATACTACTGGTAACATTACAGCATACACTGCTAATGGCAACGTTACGGGTATTGGCACACATTTTTCTACTGAATTAAATTATGGTGACCAATTATGGATTGCAAATAGCGTTGCTGGTCCTAACACTTATGTTGGAACTGTTGAGTTAATTACAAGTAATACAAGTTTATATCTCAACACAAACTCACTTGCAAATGTTAGTAATCTTCAATACTATAACGTGCCATTGTCATACGCAACAAGTAACTTTGGACCAGGACAAGCATTTAATGAACCAAATCTTTTTAGCGGTTTAACTAATATTAATTCAAAATTGTTTAGTTGGACACGCAGTGGATTATTACCTAATGTAAGTATTGTAAACAATTATCATCCACCAATTCCTGACAGTGTGACAGGTGTTTTAGTTAATTTACCAGCAAGTATCTACACAAGAACAAGCAACATTGGCAATACTAATTATAATATTGGAACCACTATAACAGCAACTGGTGTAAATTTTGTTGTTAAAGATTTTGATACAAACCAAACCGCATTTGGTACTGATTTGAGTTATGTTCATGATTCGCTACATAATTCTGACGAACTTAAAGCAGCAGTGCTTAACGCCGATCCTAATAATTATAATGTTCCTACAAATCTATTGCCTCAAACTGCTGCTGATTATGCAACTAAATTTATTAACGCTAACTCTATTCCTCGTGTAACTGACACATATAATGGCGCAATAAGTTACTTTACTGCTGATACACCACTTAAACAACTCAAAGATAATAGTGGAACTAACTTAAGCATTAATCAAGATGTTAAATTGCGCAAAGAACCGCAAGGTCTTAAAAAATTAGTTGCTACTGGTGCTCCTATTGCAATACCTGGTTTGTTAAATGCACACGCAGATACATATTATCCAAATGGTGTTGTTTGGACACCGCCTACATTTAGCAGGACTAATGTTTCATGACTACACTTAAAGACCCGTCACTTACATCAAGTTTTATTGCAAGTCACGAAGGATTTCGTTCAACGCCATATTATGATGTCAATGGTTATGCTATTGGTTATGGTAATCACTATAATTTAGATGGTAGTCCAGTGCAACCTGGTCAAACAATTAGTCAAGCTGATGCACAAAATTTGATGCAACAGCAGATTGTAAACACATATGCACCTGCGATTGCTAATCGTATTGGACCAGCTTGGGACAATATGACGCCAGAACAACAAGCAGCTTATGTTGATGCTGCCTATAATTATGGACCAGGCAGTTCTTGCTTGAGTGATGCAGTTGCTGCTGCACAAAGTGGTGACAGTAATGCAATGGCAGATCAACTTGGAGCCTTAAGTAGTAATCCAGGTCGTCGTGCTGATGAAGCTGCTCTTATCAACGGCACTTATAATGGCCAAGTTAGCAAAGGTGGACCAAGTGCAAACTTACCAGCAAATGCCAAAGGTGCAGCACCTGGCACAGGCGCAGGTTGCGCAGGTGGCGGTTTAGGTATTTTAAGTGCGATAGCTGGTGCTGGTTTATTTGGTGGTTTAGGTTTAGGATTGAATAGTGTTCTTGGTGGGTTGACTGGTGCACTTGGTGCTACTGGTATCACTGGTGCCATGAGTGGAGCACTTGGTTCTATTGGAAACGTTTTAGGTGGTGGACTATCACAAGTTTTAGGTCAAGTTGCTGGTCCGCTTACGTCATTGGGTGGTGGCGCATTGAATGCACTTAGTGGAATCGGTTCTAATATTTTACCAAGTTTAACTGGCGTATTACCAAGTGGTATCACTAATGTAGTAAATGGTGCACTCGGCGGTGCGGTTGGTGGTTTACTTGGTCCGCTTAATGGTGTATTGCAAAACCCACTTGCTTTGCCTAATGCTATCCAACAATTTGCAGTAAATGGTGGCTTAAATGGTATGATTAATCGTGTTGCTAATAACATGATTGGTGGTGCAGCATTTGGTGGAACAACTGCGTTTATGCAGCAAATTGGTATTACTAATGCCTATGGTGGAATTGCAAATAATGTTGTAGGTGCAGTTAGTGAAGCTGCTGGTCTTGCATTTGGTGCAAATAGACCTGGCGGTCTTGGTGCTAATTTTTTAAACAATAATGGTGTTGTTAGCTTTGGTATGAGTGCGCTAACAAGTAATTTACCCGCTGCTGCTAGTGATTTAACCAATATAGGAACTTTTGTAACAACAAATTTATTACGTTTACAACAACCAAGTAATATTGCAAATCAAATAGTTACTGCTGGCTTGGGTAGTGTAACAGGACTTACCCAACAACTTGTTAAAAATAATATTCCACTCGCTGGTATTGATAATCCGCTGCATGATACAAAAGTTCAAAATATTTTGAATAATATTACTGACCCAACAGCAGTTGGTGCAGTTAGTAGTGCTTTTAATGTGGGAGTGCCATTAGACCATCTTGGACAGCTAACAGATTTGAATCACATGTGTCCCAACCTTGCAGCTACAAGTCCAAGCAAATCATTTAGTGATTTAGGTCAGCATTTTATAAGTCTTGGGATTACAAAAGCAAAAACTTTTCAGGAAGTTGGAACTGCATTGAGTAAGACCGATGCTGGTTTAGACTTAAATCATTTAAGTCAAATGAGCACACCAATGTATAAAGGAGCGACTGATAAACTTTATCAAACATGGGGTTTTGGTGGTGGTAGTATTGGCGAAATAACAATGGCTGATTTTATTGGAACACCAGCTGGATATGTTCATAACGATACGCTACCATATATTATTGATGCAAATAATAAAATTATGGGGACTGCTGATGGTCAGGCGTTAAATGGATTAGTAGTTCAATTACAAACTTTGTTAACTGGTGGCTATCATGTTCCAGGCAACTCTGGTGGTGGTGGTCAACCTTCAAGTCCAGACACTATTGTGATTAATGGTATTACATATACAACACTTGATGATGCAGTTTTCGCACTTGTGAATCAAATTGAATCAAAATTGACTTCAATTAAAAACAACACTGACCCAACTATACAAGCCGCAATCCAAGCA